GGTAGCTTGATTCGTCAATTAAACATCACAGCAGACCAACCAAGTGCCGGTAGCGTTACATTAGACGGAACAGATTTAAGCGCTACAGCAGACGCTGCTAAAGCCAAGAATACTGATGCTAAGTACATTACTAACAAGCTAACAGTACTACAAGTTAATAATACTATTAACGATTTTACGGGTAGTGACTTTACAGTACCTATCACAGGTGGCAGTATTACACTGGCCAACAACTTAACGTACCTAACACCAGCTAACCTCGGTGTAGTTAACCTGCCTATCACCTATTTTACAGGTACACGCAGTGTTACAGGCACACTAACAGCTTACCTACGTAGTGGTGCAACAGAAACTGGTGGCCTGCTAAGCGGATTACTAGCTAATGCAGCTAATGAGATCGACCCAGATTATGCAATCAATATTCAAATGGGCGGAGCTAGCGGTACGCACGTTGACTTAAAGATCCCTGCAGCTATGTTACAGATTCCAACTGTAAACACAGAACAGGTTATCTCAACAACCATTACGTTTAATGCACAAGGCTACACAGGAACTGACTTCAATATTGACCAGGCTAACGAAATCAGTATTGAATATTACGCAACTGTTTAAGCTGTTAAATTTACAGCAGGTGCCGGCTTGATCACCGGCACCAATTTTTAGATTCTAGAAAATAAAACAAGGAAACACATGGCACAGGAAATTAGCCTAAAGTCTCTATTAGTTCCAAGTAAAACTGTTGAAGTGGAATACCCAGGGTTTCCAGGATTCAGTATTGAACTTAACTACTTAAGCAGAGACGGCTTAATTAATTTACGCAAAAAGTCAACCAAAACTATTTTTAAAGGTAGACAGACTACTGATGAGTTTAATGAAGACTTGTTCTTAGAACTTTATGTTGATGCAGCTATCAAAGGCTGGAAGGGCTTAAAGTTTAAATACATTAATCTTCTAGTACCAGTAGACGTATCCGAATTCGACTCAGAAGATGAATTAGCTTATAGCAAAGAAAACGCACTAATGCTGATGAAGAATTCTAGCGACTTTGATAGTTTTGTTAGCGAACGGGTAAACGACCTGGGAAACTTCTCCAAGAGCAGTTAATACTGCTTAGAGAGTGGCTTGTAAATTATATGCAAAATACCGCTGTTGGAATGACCAAGGAGCGATATTTTGATATGTGTGAACAATTGGGCACACAACCTATTGATAGTGAAACTCCTGTAGAGTTTGACGATTTTCCTGCCGAAGCACAGTTAGCATTAAGCATATATAAACTACTACGAGACGAGTGGGAATATATGGCCGGAAATTATTTAGGTAAAAACTTAAATGGTATATTTGAAGTTTTTGATGCATATGAAATAGAGGCCTGCGATAAACGGTTTTATTTAGAATTAGTCCACATGATTGATTCAGTTAGAATCGAAGAAATTAGAAAACAACAACCAAAAGAAAAACCCGCTAATTAAAACCTAGCGGGTTTTTTATTGCTAAAAATATTTTGGTTTGACAATTGGCTACTATAATGCTATAATGGTACCAATTAATAATCTACCTATACAGGTTGGCCAAGGAGCATCTATGGCAGGAAATCCAATTAACATTAATCTTAATGTTACTGATAATGGTGATACATTAAAGAAGCGCAATCAAGAAGCCAAAGAACTTGGGCAACATTTAACTCGCGCCGCACAATTATCAGAAAAAGCACTTAGACCAGCTGCACAAAAACAGCCAGGAGAGGGCACAGAATACGGTCGCGCTCGTGGTAGCATGGGCACTACCGGAGCAAGCGCACGAGATTTTGCAAACCAAGCACAGGGTCTTGGTGGTTTAGTTCGTTTATACGCTACAGTTGCTGCTAATTTATTTGCGGTAGGGGCAGCTTTTAATGCTCTGCGCGAAGCAATGAATACAAGCAACATGATAGAGGGCTTAAATCAGCTTGGTGCACAAAGCGGTCAGAGTCTTGGCATTTTGGCAAAAAACTTAGCAGCAGCTAGCGGTGGCGCCATTAGTTTACGTGAAGCCATGGAAGCAACTGTAAAAGCTACAAGTAGTGGCATGAGCAGTAAACAACTAATGGAACTCGGCAAAGTTGCTAGAAATGCATCACAGGCCTTAGGCTTAACCATGAGTGATGCTATAAGCAGATTAACTCGCGGTATTACAAAACTAGAACCAGAACTATTAGACGAATTAGGCTTATTTACTAAGCTAGACATGGCCACACAACAGTATGCGCTAAGTGTAGGCAAAAGTACTGCAGCTTTAACAGATCTTGAGCGTCGCCAGGCATTTGCCAATGCTGTACTAAAAGAAGGTATAGATAAGTTTGGTGGAATTGATATACCCACTAATCCATACGACAAATTATTATCTAGTTTAAAGAATCTAGCACAAAACGGCCTAGAAGCAGCAAATAAATATTTAGGTCCGCTAATAAATGCATTGAGCCAGTCACCTTCAGCACTAACTGCAGCTATTGCAGCAGTGGGCGTCACTTTAGTAAAACAGGCACTTCCAGCTATTGGTGAATATAGGGAGGGGCTAAAGTCTTCTGCAGATGCTGCTGCTGAATTGGCAGGCCGTAAAGCCGCTGCCGCACTACAGGCACAGGCGGCTGTAGCAGAAAAAGTTCGTTTAGCTGCAGAAGCTAATGCAGAGGCAGAAGTAGCTGCTGTTGATAAGGCTGCCAAAAGAATTGAACAGATTCGTGGCACTAGCTTTGGAAAGCAAAGTAGGGGGTATGCTATACTTCAAAAAGCTACCCAAGATGTTACCAAAGAAGAGCTTGAATATCTACAAAAAGTAGGTGACAGATATAAAAAATCTGGTAAACAAGAAATAGCCGATAGATACTATGCAGCTAAAGCTGCCATTGAGTCAAGTAAGCAGGCAGAAGAAGCCTATGGAAAAGTAGTAGAAGAAAATACCAAGAAACTAAAAGAACAATCCAATATATTTACAGCTAGAGGGCAGGCTGAAGCCCTAGCAAAACGTACGGCCGCTATAGCGGCTAGTAAAGGTATTGTAAGTCAGGCAACTCAGGATACTGGTACATTGGGTGCATTTGGTGCATTCAAAGAAATGATGGATAGTATCACAAAGTCTGACAAAATGGGCCCAATAAGAAAAGGTTTCACAGCTATAGCAGGCTCTATATCTATAGCTACAACTGCTATTACTGGTTTTGTTGGTGCTATACAAGGATTTCTATTTGCAGGTGCAGCAGTATTGGCACTTTTAAAAGGATTAGATGCCTGGATGACTTCTTCTGAAGAACAAACAGTCGCATTCAATGGTGCTTTAGACGCCTCCAACGAGTCTATAAAAACATACGAACGTACACTAGCACTACTACTAAAAACTGATCCGGAAAATATATTTCAATCAAAAGTAGTAATGGCTCAGGCCAATGCATTCAAAGGATTAGTTGAAAACTTAACAGAAGTTCGTGAAAAGTTCGAAGAGCTTACAAAAGCACAAAATGGTTGGGATAGATTTGTAGACAGATTGTTGAGTGTAGTAAACAAGGACCAGCTATCAAAGTTTGCAGAAGGCACAGTTAAGCAAATTGCAGCTAGTTTAGCGGCAATAGATAGTGATGCAGAAAGACAAGCTGCCCAAAGCCAGATATCTAACTTGTTAGGTGCTAAAGGTACTGGACAAATAGAATGGTTACAGGCCATAAAAGAACAAGGTCCTGAAGCTGCAAAGTCTATAAAGGCCGTAGAAGGCGTATTTGCCGGAATTAGTAAACAACAACAACTAGCAGCAGCTCGTAGTGAAGAGTATGACGAAAGCTTAAATAAACTAAATAAAACTTATAAAGAATTTGTTCGTAGTACTTTAGACACTTCACCAGCGACAAAGCTGGGCGAAGACATGGTGAATGCTAGTGTTAAATTAGCTGGAGCTTTACAAGATCCTATAAATAGTATAGGAAACATGAAGAGACTGCTGCAAGAATCAGCAATTACTGGTTTATTTAGCCCAGCTACAGTACAGCAAATAAATAGACTAAAGCCAGAGATTGAGTCTCTAAATAAACTGCACGGTGCAACCACAATTGAACTGAAAAAAGCACGACAAGAAGTAGCAGCACTAACCCTAGACTATGAAAAAGTTCAAAAGTCTTATGAGGGAACAACAACAGGTGTAAATGCAGAGTTTGGTGGGGACATGGTGCCTTCACAAGTTGCTAACTTAGAGCAGGTTGGTGAAAAACTAAACAAAGCCCAAGCACGATTGCTAGAACTAGCCAAAAAAGATACTGAAGAACGCAAAAAGATTGCAAGCCTAATGGCCGAACCAGTATTTAGAGAGTTAGTTGTTGAAGGTTTTGAAAAGGGCTCTAATTTAGTAAAGCGTGATTTAGACGCAGCTTTTGAAAAAGCACGTATTGGATTAGCCCGTGGCATTATTGGTCTAATAGGGGAAGTACCTGGTGTAGCACAGCTAGAGTCTAAACTAAATCAAGCAGATTTTAAACTGCGTGAAACGCAAATACAAGTTATGCGTGAACTTGTGCAGGCACAGAATCTTGCAACCGCAGCAACCATTGGCTTAACAGCAGCTACTAATTTAAGTACTGCTCAGGAAAATGTTAAAGGTGCTTACCGTACCCCAGGAATGCAGGAGCAAGCACAGACAGCATTGGCCGATGCAGAGGTAATGAAAACTTTAACTGATCAATTCCAGGCAGTTATAGCTACTGGAAAGGGTTCCAAAACTTTCTTAGATAATTTAAGTGCTGGATTAAGACAGTTAAAGGTACAGTCTCCGGAAGCTCTTACATTACTTGCTCAAATGCGATCAGCAGTTAGTGCTGATCTTAAGCTTGGTGCTGATAAGGCAGCAATAGATAGAGAAAAAGAGCTGGATAGCTTAAAAACTGAAAACAAGGTCAGAAATGAAGCCGCTAAACTAAGAGCTGAAGCAATAAAACTACAAAGCTTTGCAACGCAAGAAGAGCTGCGTAGTATAGATATACTGCAGCAGCGTAATGGCCAATTAAATATAGAACAGATAGCAAGACGAGAAGTACTACAAAATCAACAGGCACAAAATGCTTTTGATACTACAGCCGCTAGCCTATTAGCGGAAAAAGCAAACTTTGAGTCAAATATCAACGTTCTTAAAAAGCAATATAAAGATCTAAATACTAAAGAACTAGAGGATGCTTTCAAATTAGTTCAGCAAAATAAAGAAAAGGCCAATGAACAACAATTAGCTAATTCTAAGCAACAAAACGCTTTAGCCAAAGATCTTGAAATACTGAAAACAATTACTCTAGAAGAAACTAGAAGAATTCAGCGTATTCAAACACAAACAGAGATACGCGCTATTTCTAATAGCGCTAATTTAGAAGTTGCTCAACTAGAGCTAGACTTACAAATTAAGCGCGAAAGTTTAACCGAACAGCAGATAGCCGACGCAAAAAGATCTATTGAATATAGACAACTAGAACTAGATACTACAGCTAAATTAGCTGCCGCGGAAATTAATTGGTTAACTACTGTTAATAGACTTCGCGAGGAGTACTTAAAAGCTGATCCAGGTGAGGCTGGTGAAGCTACGCGTGAAAGAATTAGACAGGATATGGCACTTGCTGGTCAAAGATTTCAAACAGAAATTGATGCTACTAATAAGCTAAAAGGGGCCAAAAAATCGCTGATTGATGAGGAAGCTAGATATAGCGAGCGACAAAAAGCATACGGTGAAGTATTTAAAAATACCTTTAATGGTATGGCTGATGCTATAGCAGAGTTTGCTAAAACCGGTAAACTAAACTTCAAGGGCTTAATTAATAGCATGCTTGAAGATTTGTTACGCTATGAGCTACGCCTACAAGCTATGCAAATGTACGCAGCATTTAGACCTGGTTTGATGAATCTGGTTGGTAGTATATTTAATCCAGCTGGAGGTTTTGGAAGTGGTTATGGGTACGGCCAACAAGATTTAGGATTATTCCTTGCCAAGGGCGGCGCTTTTGATGGCGGAGTTCAAAAATTTGGCAAAGGTGGAATGTTTACTAATAAAATAGTAACTGAACCCACCTTATTCAAGTTTGCACAAGGTGCTGGATTAATGGGCGAAGCTGGACCCGAAGCCATTATGCCCCTAAAGCGTGACGGTCAAGGTAACCTTGGTGTTCGCACCACACAGCAACAACCTAAAGTTGATGTAGTTGTAAATAATTTCAGCGGTGAAAAGGCTGAAACTATGGAAACAGTAGACAGTAAGGGCAATCGCAAGATTGAGGTAGTAATTGGTGAAATGGTTGCAAGTGAAGTGGGTCGTAAAAATAGCCCTATGCAGCAGTCAATTAGTGCAAACTTTATGACTAGACCTGCAATGACAAGGAGATAATTATGGCTACAATAAGCTGGCCAACAGCCAATAACTTTCCACAAGTACCACAAAAAGGATTTACTGAGTCAGTTGGGATCAATATTATAAGATCCCAAACTGACGCAGGTCCTGCAAAGCAGCGTGTTCGCAGCAAGCGTCCTACGACAATGCAGCTTAGTTTTATTATGACTACTGCACAAACGGAGACACTGCAGACATTTGTGCAAGATACGCTGCTGGGTACCAAGCGATTTAACTTCCCACATCCTAGGCTGCTAGGTACAGTGGTGGAGGCTCGTATAATCCCGCAGCAAGACGGTGAATTTTACCGCTTACAATACCTAGCTCCAGGCTACTGGCAAACAAGTTTAAATTTTGAAATATTACCATGAGTAGATTATCCAGTTTAAGTCCGCAAGCTATTAAAGCTATGTTCTCGTCAGAAACAGACGAGCAATTAATAACATTGTTAACTATACAAGATCCAGCCCAGCCAACTGTACCAGTTAGGCTGGCGGATAGCTTTACTCAGCGGATAACTGGTTTAACCACAGACGACGAAGTTATCTATGGTGTAGTAAGTCGCGGGCAAAACTACCTATTCTTGCCCATGGAGATTACGCTACCAAGCGAAGAAGACGCAGGGGTTGGCCGCTGCAGTGTAGTATTCAACTTTGTTACGCCTGATGCCATTAAACTTATTCGCGAAAACTTATTAAATCCTACTAGAATAACACTGGAGTTAGTGCTGGCCAGTAGTCCTGATACTATTGAAGCCGTATTCTCAGGATTTTATATTGTTAGTGCAAACTATAATGCACAAAGTATTACACTAAACTTAGACATGATTGATTATAGCCGTGAACCGTTTCCGTGCTATAATTTTACACCAAACTATTTTCCAGGACTATTCTAATGAATTTTGATAAGTACATTGGTTTACCATACCAGGAAAATGGTAGAACACAGTCAGGTGTAGACTGTTGGGGTCTTGCCCGATTAATTTACAAACACGAGCTAGGCATTGAGTTACCAGACTACAGCGACTTGTATACTGGTAGTTGGGACGAGCAAGTTACCAAGCTAATAAACTATCACAAGGATAGTTGGCATCAAGTGGAAAAGCCTGTTGTTGGCGACTTGTGTTTATTTAACATTTACGGCGAGCCTGCACACATTGGTGTGTATTGTGGTGGTAATAGATTTATACATAGCCGTGATGGTAAAGATACTGTTGTAGAATCTCTAAGCAGTATTGCTTGGAAAAAGCGTTTCCAAGGATACTTTAGATACAGTGCCAGTAGCGTTCAGCTAACTGGTGCACCACATCCACTACGCATAAGTAATGTTACAGAGTGGACTGTATCCGGAACCACTATTGCAAACTTAGTTAAGTTTTTAACTGAAAAATACAGCATAGGCAAGTACTTAAGCAGCCGTATTGTTATTATGGTAGACGGCGTACCTGTGCCTAAAGATCAGTGGGATACCACTGTGCTGCGGGAAGGACAACAAGTAAGCTACAGAACTGTTGCACAAGGACGCAATGCCTTGCGTATGGTTCTATTTATTGCTGTAATGGTTGTAGCAAACGTTTATGGTGCTAAATTAGGTGCAACACTATTTGGTGAGATAGCCAGCGCAAAAGTAGCTGCAGCACTAGGTACAGCCATAATCTCAACTGCAGGTTTTGCCTTGGTAAACGCTATCGCGCCTGTACGCATGCCGGATATGGGCAAAGATCCTGGCCAGCCAAATCAAATGGGCTTATTTAACGGCTCGTCAAACCAGGCAAACCGTCTGGGAGCTATTCCAGTTGTACTAGGTCGTGTAAGATTTAGTGGCATACTGGGTGCAACTCCGTATATCGAAACACAAACTAACACTAACACCCTAAACTTACTTATTATTTGGGGATTTGGTCCACTGGATGTACAAAATATCTGTGTTGGTGCAAACGACTTAAAGGCGTATTATTTTGCTGATCTAGGTGAGGATGCAGACAAGCAAGTAGTAACATTGCCTGGAAGTTTAACGGAAACAGCTCAGCATGCTGTACCTTTTAATAACTTGTATCCAACAGATGTAGAGCAAATATTCTCGCAACAAGGTGAGCTGGTAAACAATACCACAGACGGCAATCCTTGGCGTGAGATTACATTTGAGCAGCAGGGTACGGGTGTAGATATTGCTTTTAATTTTCCAGAAGGCTTACGAAGAATTAAGGCAAAAGGAAATGACGCAGGCACTATAAGCGAGGCAACCGCTACTTTTGAGATACAAGTAGCAAAGGTCAGTGATCCGTTTCAACAAACTGCTCCGTGGAACCCTGGGGGTACAGGCACAACACCTAATACTAACGCGGTAGCTTTTATACGCGACTTGACTGCGCCAAGTGCAGTGGGCGATGAATTCGTTAGTTTTGGCTCGCTGTATAGATGGCATGTTATTTGCATAGGCCCTGGCAGCGTAATAACAGAATTTTCGGGAGCGGTTACTGATAATTTAAATAGTGAGCCAAGTCAGTCTTTGAGAGACTATTATCAAAGCACAGGACTAGGAAGCTTACTTGGTATCGATAATACTGCAACAAGAATACCACAAATCCCTCCAGGATATACAAAGCTTTACACTATTTGTTTACAAAGCGGAGTGGGATTTGTAAATCAACCAGACAGAATTATTAACCACTTAAGTGGATTGGCTGGTGGTTATACTGGACTAAACTTTACTTTTGAAAATAAAGGATTACCCGACTATGAGGGTGGTCAAATATTTGCCGGCATTGTTACTGTACAAGTAAGTGGCGGATTACTGTATCAAAATGCTCCAACTACATCAGGGCTAAGCAATACCAGTATATTTAAAACTAGTTTAGCAACAGTAGCTGGGTCTACTAAGCCAGGTGATTATAGTCGCTGGGACCAATTCCTAAAAGATAATTATGTTTGGGTTGGTACTGGTACTACAATGGACACTACTGTAACAGTAAACTTACCAAAGTCAGGCATATATACATTTACAGCAAGTGTAGACGATACTGCCACTATTAAATTAGGCACTACAACAGTACTCAATTTGCCAAAAGATAGTTGGGGTAGCACAACAACAACTTATGAATATTTTGAAGCGGGCAGCTATCCGCTTAATATTAAGGCAACAGATACTGGTGGTAACAAAGGAGTAGCCTTAGAAATAACTTACAGCGAAAGCGAAAACGTTGCACTAGGCCCACAAACTATTGTTACATTAGGTAATAGATTATTTGTAAAGCGTAAAGATCCTTTTAACTGGGTTTACAGAGTACGCGGTCTAGACTTAGCAAGGTATAAGCTACGTGTTCGCAGAGTAGACGTTCAACCAGACGAAGCGGAAGACAGTGAGTACAGAACTTACAATAGAGTTACACTAACTTCTGCAACTAGTTTTAATAGTTTCGAACCTCCGCTGAAGAAGTTGCCTAGAGGTAATTTAGCCAGAACAGCTATTAAAGTGCAGAGTACAAGTAAAGCTAATGGCCAGGTAGACGGCGTAAATGCGCTTGTAACTACAATGTTCTTAGACTGGAATAAAACGTCACAAGACTGGGTATATGGACAAACTAATAATCCTGCAAGTTTATTCTTATACATACTAACACATCCTGCTAACGTATACAGAGTAGCTACGTGGGGCACTGCAACCTTTGCCCAAGACGTGCAGGCAAATATAGATTTAGCAAAAATACAAGAATGGCACGAGTTTTGCAATCCAAATACACCAACAGCCAATAATCCTAAATTAACCTATAATGCCGTTATTACTAGCACGCAAAGTATAATGGATACTTTGCGCGATATATGTGCAGCCGGAAAGGCCAGCCCAATTTATATAGACGGCAAATGGAGCGTGATTATTGATAAACCAAGAACTCACGTTGTACAGCATTTTACTCCACACAATAGCTGGGGATTTGAGGCTACTAAGAATTTGCCAAGAATTCCGCACGCTTTCAGAGTAACCATACAAGACGAAGAAAATGCATATCAGCCAAAAGAGTTATATGCATACAACTATGGATATAGCCAATACGGTACAGAGTCTGGTAAACAGGCAGCAGAAATTTTTGAAGAACTACAACTACCTGGTGTAACTAACGCTACTCAGGCTTTACATCTTGCACGCTGGCACCTAGCACAACTAAAGCTTCGCCCTGAAACTTATACAATAAATACTGACTTTGAGTATTTAGTTTGTAATCGTGGAGACTTGGTAAGAGTTAGTCACGATGTTCCATCGTGGGGAACTGCCAGTGGCAGGATTAAAAGCGTAAATTATACAACTAAAACTATTCAGTTAACTGAAAGAGTACCTCTACAAGCTGGAAAAACTTACAGAATACTTGTACGAAATAATAATATTACTACAAGTCCTGGTAGTGGCAGCGTATATAAAACACTAGCAGCTGTAACTAATACTGGTTACTTTGATACAATTACTGTACAAGAAAGTATTACTAGTGCGGAACTACAAGTAGATAACTTGTTTATGTTGGGCGAGATAAATAAAGAAACGCAAGAATTAATTGTTTTGTCCATTGAACCAACTACAAATACTTCTGCACGCATAACATTAACCGATTACAGTCCACAAATATATACAGCAAATTTAGCAAATGATTTACTTGTATATAATCCTAATATTACATTACCATCTATGGGTATTGTAGATACAACAATTGTTGGATATCCTACAATTGTTAGTGTAGTAAGCACTCGTGAAACTAGTGAACAAATTTCTGTAGGAACTTATCAAACAGCTGCATTGCTAACCTTCACTAACACGGCGAATGATAGTAGAAATGCAGAGTTAGTTCAGTTCGAGATGATTCCAGGAGATCAGCAGTTTAATAGCAATGCGCCAACAAACTTGTATACTGTAGAGAAACAGCAAGGTAATATAACTTTTACAGCTCTAATAACTGGAAAAACTTATAAAGTTCGCGGCAGATACACCAACAGAACCGGCAGTGTATTTGGTAACTGGAGTCCTATGCTTGTATTTGTTGCTGGAACGGCTGGACTAAGTCCAACAGTGCCTACGGTCGAATTAGATCTAGATACAAACTATATTGTTGCAAAAGTACCACAAACTATCACTAAAAATGCAGACTTTAGAGCCTACGAGTATAGGTTATATAAAGATACGGGAGTGGAAGATTTCTGGGATATAGTTCCAAATACCACTAATAATATAAAAATTGTAGAGAGCCCAAGTGAAGCCAGATTTAACTTATTGGAGCTGCCGCCCCCAAGAATTTCTCAAGCAGGAATTACGTATAGGGTAGCTTGCAGAACTATAAGCAGAAGCGGCGAATATAGCTCAGAAAGCGCGCTTGGTACAATAGTTGTAACAACTATTACATAAAAGGATAACTATGTCAGTAAGTTTATTTCCAGGTATAAGACGCCTACACTTACTTTATAGCACTAGATATGATGCAATTCGTACCACGGATGTGCGTGATGATTTAGTTGGTATTAAGGTATGGTTAAGCACAACTCAAGGATTTAATCCGCAAAATATTACTCCAATTGAGTATGGAGTAGGCTCGTCTGTAACTATTGATAACTTACAAACAAATACACTGTATTATGTTCGTTATGCTTTTATTAGTAAAATAGATCCTAGTGTTTACACTATTTCTAACGAGTTGTCTGCTAAAACATATGACGAGTTAACAAGAGTTTATGGCGAATTAACTAACGATCCACACTATTTGCTGCGTAGTCAAAATGCTAACACTCCTGACTGGAGCTATGCAACAGGCACTTTTAGAGTGTGGAACTACAGTACTGAGGTAACAGCAGGAGGTGCAAATACTCCTGCTGACCCTAAAGGTCCGGTGTACAGTGTGGTCGCAAACAGTGCTACAAATGGACTCATAGCAAGTATCAATAGTACTACTGGTGTATTTACTGCGACCGGCTGGACAGGCACTGCAAGAACTGCAAAGGTTACTTTTAAGGCTATATATGACGGCGTAGAGGTTTTACGGGACTGGGAAATTGTAGACGGCATTGGTCAAGATGCGCCACAATTAAAACTTACGTCAGTGCCCAATAACTTTGTATACGATGACGTTAACGCTACTTTGAGTAAAATTCCTCAAATAGTGTACACGGCCACACTTACAAACTTAACTGGCACGCCCAACTTTACAGTTGTTGGCTACAAGGCAGATAATACAGTTATAGGCAACGTTGCTTTTACACAAAGCAACAATGTAATCACTATTACAAATGCACAATTTCATATTAGCAATGACATTGCGTATGCTTTAGTAACTGCTACACTTGGTTCTGTAAGTGACAGTGATACGGTATGGCGATTAAATAATGGCAGCGACGCTATTGTAGTAGACATATCAAATCCAGTAGTTCAACTGCAAGCAGATTCAGCAGGTGCTATAGACCCTACAGAGTATGTTGACACTGGTACTGGCATTGAAGTATACGAAGGCTCAGCAAAGCTGCCAGTAGATAACAGCAGTCCATACTCCGCAGGCAGCTGGACTATTACTAATATTAATAGTACCGGTATAACTCCGGACACTACTCCAACTATAAATCCGTATAGTATTGTGTATGATCAACACAATAATATGACGCAAGATACTGCTACTATAGAGTATACTATTAGTTACAAGACTAAAGCAGGTATTGCTGGTACGCGAGTAGTTACACAAAGTTTTAGCAAAAGTAAGCAAGGTGTTCAAGGAGTTCCCGGGTCTAATGCACCAGTTGTAAACTTAACTGCTGACAAAGCTGCGTTTATAAAGCAGAAAAATACCGGAACCATAACGCCAGCAACTATTACTATTACAGCCAATGTAATAAATGTTCCTAGTGCAACTTATGCGTGGTATGTAGACAATACACTGCAGTCCGGCCAAACAAACTCTACTTTTGTAGTATCTCAATTTAGTCCAACTGCATCTAAGCTAATAAAGTGTGTAGTAACTGGAACAGGCGGTGTTACCACCTATGATGAACTGAGTGTATACAGCATAGCCGAAGGCGATGACAGCTATATTGGTGGTTTGACCAACGAAAATCAGACTATACAAGCACAGTCCGACGGTACTATTTACAGTGGACAGCTGCCAATATCAAGTCAATTTTTGGTAGTTCGTGGAACAGAAATACTAACCAGTGGAGTTGCGTACAGCAAGGTTAGCGAAACTGGAATGACCAGTAGTATAAATGCAACTACTGGAGCAATAAGTGTTACCGCTGTTAGTTCGACTACTGCAACCGCAACATATCGTGCAACCGTAACAGGCACCAGTATAGTGCTAGACAAAGTCTTGACTGTAAATGTAAGCAAAGATGGTCAAAACAGTATAAGTTACTGGATGATTGCTAGCAGCAGTTCTGTTAGAAAATCTACAGCAGGTGCGTTTACGCCTAGTACAGTAACTTTTAGCTTAAAGTCTAAACAAG